ACAGATCAAGAACTAACAGATTACATTAACGATGCCAGAGGACACACGGTGCAAGACTCCGGGTGTCGTAGGGTGTTGCAAACGTACACGTTGACTGTAGGCGATGAAACCATCGACTACGCTGACCTGACGCAAGGCAATAACACAATTGATATTCTTAATATCAACCTTTATTGGGGCGATAGTCGCTGGCCTATGTACTACATGGCTTGGACGGATTTCAATGCTCAATTGCGTTTCTGGCAAAACTACAACGGAAGGCCAATTGGCTTTTCGATATATGGGGCTAAAACTATCTACATAGGGCCAAAACCGGATCAAGCCTATGAAATCGAATTGGATACTGTCGTTCTTCCATCGGCTCTTGTCACTGGGTCGCAGCCCGACACAGACATCCCAAGTCCGTACTACGAAGCAGTCGCGTACTACGCAGCAAGCAAAGCCAAGTATCAAGAACAAAGTTACGGCGAATCGGAAATCTTCAAGCAAGAATACACGAAGCAAATCCTCGGTGCGTTGAATAGCACCTTTACCCGCCGCCTACCGTCTGTTTATCAGTCGGGGTACTAAATGGCTGCGGTAGAGCAAAAAAAGTCTTATTTCGTAAGCAAGGACTTTAAGGGCGTAAACGTCAAGAATAACCGCACCGCTATCGGTGAGGGTGAGTTTGCTTGGCTAGAAAACACCCAACCAATCGGCTACGGCAATATTAAGATTGTAAACGCTCCAAATACGCTGGCTAATATTGCTTTTGCTAACACGGTCAGTTACATGGCCTCGGCAAATATCAATAATACCGAATTTATGTTTGCGTTTCAGGAAGATGGACGCGCTCAATACGTCAACGTTGAGACTAATACGCTTGCCAATCTTGCCCCTGCAAACACCTTTTCCAATGCCAATATGCAAATTGTGCAGTGGAAAAATGACCGAATCCTAATTATTGATCCAGCCAAAGGCTATAAAACTTGGGACGGAACAAATTTAGTTAGTATTGGTTCAATTGGTACGGTTACTGTAAACAATGGTGGTAGCAATTACTCAGCCCCAACGGTTACTTTTGGAACGCCCGGAGAAACGGGTGGGGTAACGGCTACCGGAGAGGTGGTGTTAGTCGGAAATGCAGTTTCTCAAATCGTCATTACAGAAGCGGGTAGTGGGTACACATCTGCACCTACAGTCACGATCACCGATCCTACTGGCTCAAACGCTAATGTCACTTGCACTCTTTTTAGTCAAAATGGCACTGGTATTGCCACTTTCAGTGGTCGTACTTGGATTGCTGATGGTCGCACGGTTTACTACAGTGCTGCTGACACTTACAATGACTTTATATCGGTATCTAGCGGATTCATTACGCTAACCGATTCAACGCTAAGAACAGACATAGCGGCAATTATTGCTGCTAACAACTTTTTGTACATTTTTGGGGAAGACTCAATAAACGTCTTTTCCGATGTGCGGGTCAATAGCACCACTGGCGAGACAATCTTTACCAATACCAACGTCAGCGCTTCCATTGGTTCTGGCTTCAAATACGCCATTTTCCCGTATTTTCGATCCATGCTGTTTATGAACCGCTATGGTATCTACGCTCTGGTCGGCGCTACAACGTCAAAGATCAGCGATGACATTGACGGGATATTTCCAGACGTAGACTTTACCAAGCCGATCACTGCCGGACAGGTGTTGCTTAACAACATTTTGTGCGCTGCGTGGACGTTTACTTACAATGAACCTACAAATGGAACCACCACGCCGCGTGAGATTCAAGCCGTGTTCTTTGACCGTAAGTGGTTCTTTACTAGCCAAGGCGATACGGTTACCCGCACGGCTTCGGCAGTCATATCAGGCAACATCATCATGTATGGCACTACGGGCCAGAACTTGATTAAGTTTTACCAAAACTCAACCAGCGGTATTAGTTGGGAAGTGGTTTCAGCCTTGTGGCCTATGGGCGATCCAATCAGGGACAAACAGGCTTTGAAAGTCGGTATTGAGGCTACCCTTGGCACTGGTTTTGCAGACTTCACAGCCTTTATTGATTCTGAAAACCAACAGTCACCAGCCATAACATTTGCTAACTCTATTGATTGGATCAATAACTCTAGCCAAGTGGTTCAGTGGACTAATTCTAGTGGCACCCCAATTGGTTGGACTTCTTCTACCGTTACTGGTGGAACAGACTATTATTTGTACAAATCTGACGCTAAGATGTATGGCAAATACCTTGGCATTACACTAACTGGTGCAACGACTCCGTTCACCATTAACGGCTTCCAGATGGAGCATGAATTGAGAGCGAGGTTCTAAATGGCACTTCCGGTAACTATTCCTAATACGTTTGCTAGCGCTACTACGTCTATACCGCTATCGCAGTTAGACACTAACTTCTCTACACTTGCTAATGCTATAAACGGCATTAACAGTGGCGCAGAAACGCTTGTCAACTTAAAGGCAAGCAACGTCACAATTACTGGCGGAGTTATCAGCAACGTAACGCTGGATAACGTCAATGTTGACGTAGAAACTTTAAGTAACGTCACCCTTGTTAATGTAACGGTTACAAGTGGAACGTTTACTGGAATCACAGCAGCCAATATCGCTGGCGCAAACATTAGTTCTGGCAATGCAACATTTACCAATGTCACGGCTACTCAGGCTAATCTGACTACGGCTAACGTCACTAACCTGCAATCAGGTAACGTAGTCATTACTGGCGGCACATTGACCGGAATTACGGCTGCAAACATTGCTGGCGCTAACATTTCTAGCGGAAACGTAACCGTAAGCATTGTTTCTTTGGCTAACGGCAATGCGGCTGCTCCTTCTTTGCGCTTTACAGATGACACGGATACTGGAATTTACAACTCAGGTGCCAATGCCATATCGTTTACAGAGGGCGGATCAGGCTACCGTATTGGATTTAGAAATATACCGCCAGTAGGCACCAAGACAGGTTCTTACACGCTTGCTGTTGGTGATGTTGGTGAGTACGTACAAATTGGTAGCGGAGGTTCTATTACGATTCCTGACGGTACTTTTGCCGAGGGCGATGCAATCTCGCTATTTAACAACACTAATGCTGCCGTAACGGTCAATTGTGCGATCAGCACGGCTTATATTGCCGGTACTGACACCGATAAAGCCAACGTATCTTTGGCTACCCGTGGTGTGGCTACGATCTTGTTTGCAAACGCTAACGTCTGCGTAATCACAGGAAATGTGAGTTAAGACATGACCGGAATCTTTCAGATTCTTCTTGCTGGGCAGGGTGCACCGACTATCCTTGCTGACTACCTTGTTGTAGCGGGTGGTGGTGGGGCATCTAGTTATGGTGCTGGCGGTGCTGGAGGTTATCGCACAAGTGCAGGGACTAGCGGCGGTGGTGCGTCTGCTGAATCATCTTTAAGTCTTGCGGTTGGAACTTCTTACATTGTAACGGTTGGCGCTGGAGGAAGTGGCGGTTCAAATGCAAATGGCAGTCAAGGTTCAAATTCTGTATTTAGCACAATTACTTCTACTGGCGGTGGTTTGGGAGGTCAGCAAGCCGGTGGAGGTGCAGGTGGCTCTGGAGGTGGTGGGGGCTATGGAGCCACAGGAAATCCAAGCGCAGGAGGTTCTGGAACCACTAATCAAGGATATGCAGGTGGTAGTGGTTTAACAGACGATGCAACATATTCTGCTGGTGGTGGAGGCGGCGGTGCTGGTGCTGCTGGAACTAATGCTGCGTTTCAAGTGGGTGGCAACGGTGGAAACGGTGTTGCTTCATCAATCACAGGCTCATCGGTAACAAGAGCAGGTGGCGGCGCAGGTCGAACCAACGTAGGTACTTCTGGTACTGCTGGCTCTGGAGGTGGTGGAACTGCATCAACTTCAGGGGCGGGTGGAAGTGGAACTGTAAATACTGGAGGGGGTGGAGGTTCTGGCTCCGGCATCGCCGGCGGCGGCGGCGCTGGCGGCTCTGGTGTCGTTATCATCAAAATCCCATCTACGCACTATGCCTCATTCTCATCTGGTGTAACTTCAACTTTATCTACTGCGGTTGCTGGATACAACGTATACACAGTAACGGCTACATCTACTACTAGCGAGACTGTTACTTTCCTTGCTGGCGCACCTGTTAGCGACTTGCTAGTGGTGGCTGGTGGTGGAGGCGGTGGGCATACTAGGGGTGGTGGTGGCGGTGCTGGTGGTTATCGATCAAGCACAACCCAAGGAATCGTTTTTGGTCAGACCTACACAGTTACAGTAGGCGCTGGCGGCAATGGTTCTTCAAGTGCTACATTGCGTGGTTCTAACGGTTCTGATTCTGTATTTTCTAGCAATACTTCTGCCGGAGGTGGTGGAGGTGGGTCTGGAACTGGTCAATTTGCGGGTTCAGATGGTGGATCAGGTGGCGGTGCTGGAAATCAAAACAATACAAATGTTAGTGGAGGCACAGGAAACACGCCAAGCACTAGCCCATCTCAAGGAAGTAATGGTGGTGCATCCAATGCTTCTGGTCAAGGAGAGATTGCAGGTGGCGGAGGTGGCGGCGCAAGCGCAGTAGGAGCAACGTCATCGTCGAGTGATAACGGTGTTGCTGGAGGTGCTGGAACATCCTCATCAATCACAGGCTCAAGCGTTCCCCGTGGTGGTGGAGGTG